TATCTCCAATTATCTATATCCATGTTACTAGGTTCGTACCCTGAAAAGCTAGGGTTATAATCATATCCTAGTTCAGCAAAACGTTCCTTTTGCATACGTCTAATTGCTCTCATTGGAAACCAACTAGCCATAACAATATCAGTCTTAGTACCTACGCTTTTACTTCTGTTTTTTGCAGAACTAAAATATACTAACTGACTCGTATATAAGTTTACCTTTTCTTGCGCTTCAAAGCTGAGATATGGCAAAGAAATTTTCTTTTCTTGAAACATTGGTCGCATAGCTGTAACACCATACATTGGGTCAAATTTATTTTTAAATGTTTCGTGTCCTTCTAAAAATATACCATGACCTGATGCAAACTCTCTAATACTTTTATCTTGTCGTATTGCTTTTTGAAAACCGTTTTCCTCTATAACCCAATGTGATAAATTGTATTTCATCCACCATCTTTTTATCACTTCTAGTGCTACAGGAATACCGCCACCTAAGCTGTTATCCATATCGACCATGTGTAATTTATTTTCTGCAGCATCATAAGCCCATAGAAATGCAGCTTGATAACCTGTAGAAGCAGGGTCTAAACCTGCTATAAGTCTTGTTCCTTGTGGTACGTGTCCTATATCTCTTTTTTGGTCACGACATTCCTCTATCTCTACTCTGTCAAACAAAGATAATCCGTCAGGCATTGCAACGTTTAGATAAACCATTTCGTATATAGCTCTACCACCAGTTGTTTCTGCTGCTCGTTTTCTATCCATTAACCATTTGTATGTACGTTTACCTTTCCATAACATACAATCCACATGGTCATCTTCATTCCAATCAGGTAGGGTACAAGCAGTATCGTGTGCTTCTTCTACAGTTGTCGTCCAACTTTCGTTTTCTAAAAGATGTGAATATAAATCGTCATAGTGTTGTCGTGAACCAATTACTACCATTGCAGTATGTTCCTCTTTACGACTAGAAAGTGTTGTGGTCCACCAACTTCTTGTGTTCTCTCTTGATGAAGGTTGCATTGTAGATGTGTGGTCCTCAATGTCATCAGCAATAATTATGTCACAGTCACGTGATAAAATCTTACCACCTCTACCAATACCAACCATAGTCGGACTTTTAATTCCTGTAACCGTTCTTGTTCCTACAGTAAAACCACTTTGTGACCAGGACTTACCAGTACGTGATGTAGGTTTAAATTTTGCTCCAGGTCCACATATCTCTTCTATTAATAATTCGTTACTTTCAAGTTGGTCAAGTACAGAACCTATAGCGTTCTTTGCAATCTCTTCGTTACCACCTACCCATAAAATACGTATGTTAGGATTTTTACAAATAAGCCATACAGCAAAGTGAATTAACAAGTCTGTCTTACCATGACGTGGTGGTGACAATATCATATGCTGTCCACCATTATCTATAGCATCCATAATAGATTGAATCCATCTCTTGTGATAATCTGCTGTTTCGTAAGGTATACCTTGTTCTGTTTCAAAGTAACGTTGTCTAAAGTCATCAAAATCTTCTAAAGACTTTTGTGCTACTTGTGGCAATGCCCACTTGTCTTGGTCTTGTTTAGTTTTTAAATCTTCTACATAAGCAGAGTAAGCCATTGATACTGCACCTTGTGTTGTGCCTATAATTTCTGCAACTTCGTGCATAGTTATTTTTTCTGTATGTATATCTGCTGCTAAACCTGATTCGACAATGTCTTGATAGACTTGTCCTCTACGAGATTGTACGTTAGTTTTTTTACTAGGTATTTCTAAAACATCATCAATTTGTGACCACTCTTTACCTGCTTTTTTAGCACGTTTCTTTTGCATATTAATTCTGTTGTAGCAACGTTGACTACAATATTTTTTTGCTCTAGGTGGTAGAGGTCTGTGACAACCTGCAGCGTAACATAGTTTTTTATCTGTCATACTTATCGCATTCTTTATTCTTACACTTCATGTCGTCCTTTGGTAGCAACACCTCTCCACACCTTGGACAGGGGATTGTAATACTCAATTATTTTTTCTTACGTGTTGTTTTCTTTTTTTTAGGAAATCCTGCTTTCATATTTGCATATGCTTTAGGACTTATTGTAGATTTCTTTTTAGACCTACTTGTTCCTGCTTTTTTTCTTTTGTTCATATTGTGATATAAACCTTTTTTAGCTGCCATCTACGACACCTTTCCATTTTGCGCACCATGCAAATGATTGCACTGTTGCCTTCCATAATGTACAGTAACCTGCAGGTTCATAGAAACTACAGTTACTACATTTCTGATTAGCTTTAGGTGCTAGTTGATACTTCTTAGGTAGTTTACTAGATAATTGTTGTTTGTTGTTAATTACCATGCTTTGCAAGACCAGTACCTTGCTGTGGTTTTGTCAGTCGCCGTACTGCATTTATGTCTTGCACGGAAACTCTTACGAGCTGCCGCATTACCTTTTCGTATTTTCATGTTTGGGTCACCAAACATTACCTTAACTACTCTGTCACCCTTTTGGACATACACTTTAGATTTCTTTCTACCATACCCAGGTTCACCCTTGCCTATTGCAGAAGGCGAATTTAAAGATACTGACTTACCTTGGTATGTAGCCATTAGTAACCTTTTTTCTTTTTCTTTCCTTTAGAAACTTTTTTCTTTTTTACTTTATATTTCATAGTGTTACTATATCACAAAACCCCGCCGAAGCGAGGTTCTGTCGTACAGTTGTCCAAACTGTTATGAAAAATATAACAATCCACAAAAACATTCCTTCTACCACACGTACACCAAGTACTGTTATTTAGATGAATTGCCTTTCTTTCTTATTATAAATAGAAGCGTATCCTCATACGCTGCCCCTGGATTTTCCAGGTATATTCATTGTATCTATTGTTGTAATTTAAGGAGGGAGAAAAAAATTTTTATTTACTGATAACGACTCCCTCACTTGCGTGAGGGTGGGTCGTTCAATCAGAAAGGAGGGCAAATGAATAAATCATAAAACCCATAATAACTATATCATATAGCCCTGAAATAGGGAAACTTGTAATTAATTAATTTATGTGATACAGTTAACAAACAATCAGAGAGTTCTTCCTGCTTTTAGAAAAGGATTCTTGTTCAATACGTATACTACCGTGGACTAGCAGGACCATTCTAACTGGGGTCAAAGCCCATTACTTCATATATTACAATAAGTCATTAAATGGTTTGTTATCGGTTTGGGAGGGATGACACAGGGTTAGCTATGTTTACTATATTAATTAATTAACCTTAATTTAAAAAAAACCTTTCCTTTACTAGCAGTACGGTACACCACTATATGTTGTACCACTACATCTTGTACCACACTTAACAGCATATTCTAAGCGTATATTACATATATATAGAGCGCCCCCCACGTTAAACCCCCCTATGTGAAAGCCCACAAATATCCCTGTTTCCTGACATAGACATAATCTATATTGCTAGACATACTATATATTGTGTGTGTATCTGTAGAACATACTACATGATGTGTACCTTGTTTGATTGAATACTAGGTATGGTTGGTTAACTTATACTATTGGTTGAAGGTTGGTTATTATCCTGGACTTGCGAAGGTGTGATGCACTGCAAGTAAAAGAAAAGTCGCCTGACGAATGGCGACCTTCTTTGATTTGTTTCTGTTAGGTTATTGTTACAAAGTAATCAATCCTATTTTCATCTTGAAGTTATCGTGCCTGTGTTCCTCTATATCTTTGCATAACTCCTGTATCTTTATTTGTTTTTCACATATCTTTATATTGTTATCAACGTGTTCTATTTTCTGCATAAGATACTTAATTGTTTTACTGTCACTTGATTGTACAATCCTATCTAAATAAGATTTACGTTCTTTCTTATACTTTGCTCTTTGCTCCTCATAGGATTTTGTAACAAATTTAATATCACGTTTAGCTTTGGCTAGTCGCTCATCTCTATCTGCTACTGTTTGTTCTTGTTTCATTGTCATTAACTTACCCTAATTTCTTTTATCATGTTATCAATTTCTATATAGTTTACTTTTCTATCGTTAAACTTTACGCCATCACCTGTTTGAGTAACGCCAAAATCCATTGCACGTAAACAGAAATCCCTGTAATTTTTAACAGTTTCATCATTAGCCAATGCGTACATTAATTCATTGTTATTTATCCATAGTGAAACATTCCATGTTTCATAATTAGCCCACCCATTATATTTGTTTTCTTTTGCGTGTTCTTTTTGGTCTACGCATTTAATATCTTGATTGGTTTTTACTTTGCCTTTAGTCATTTGTTTAACCTTTCCTTTGTTACTACTAAGATAGCACTAATATAATTATATGCAACACTTGTTTACAATTAATTTATA